GAGCAGCCGGCCATTCCTGGCGTACCGATGGGACCTCGTTGACAACTATCGAAAAACAGTTTCTAATAGATTTAACCTACCGATGGGTTCATCGGGTTTATTCTTGGAGTTAATCCATGTCTGACGCAGAAGTAGTACAGGAACCGGCAAGGAAACAAGCCGGCAACATAGTAACAAGTGAGAATTTAGCTGAGTTTCACGCACAAAAACTTGGTTTAGCCAGTCAGGAAACTCCAACTGAGGCCGCGGATGCGGAGCCGGTTGTTGAGCAAGACCGGAGTGAGCCAGAGGCAGAAACAGATGCTGTAGCAGGTGAAAAGAAGCACAACCCGAAACTTGAAAAGCGGTTTTCGGAACTGACCAAGCAGCGCGAAGCAGCCCGCCAAGAAGCGGACCGTGAGCGTAGTGCTCGAGAGGCTCTTGAGGCGCGTTTAAGGGACATGGAGGCAAAGGTAAATCCGCCGAAATCGGATGAGCCAGACCCCAAACCAGACCCAACGCAATTTAATGATGCCCTAGAGTATGCGGAGGCTCTGGCCGAGTGGACTACTGATCGAAAGATGCGGGAGCGGGATCAAGCAGAATTGGCTCGTAAAGTCGAGGAGGAGCAGTCGCGGATGCGGCAGAAGTTCCAAGACCGACTAGATATTGCGAAACAAGATATGCCGGATTACGAGGAAATGATTGCCTCAAGTGATGTTTCGGTTTCACAACCGGTCACCGATGCAATTATTGAGAGTGATGTAGGCCCACAAATCCTATATTACTTGGCCGAGAATCCAGAATTCGCTCGAGAATTGGCGGATAAATCCATCACTTCTCAACTCCGTGCCATCGGGCGTTTAGAGGCTAAATTTGAGAAATCAGAAGCTCCTAAACAGAGCGTAAGAGAACCTGTTGCGAAGAAGTCTAATGCTCCGGCACCGATTAACCCGCTGAAATCCGGCGGCAACCCTAGCGACATTGCGCTAGATGCTGACCGTAAATTTCATGGCACTTACCAGCAATGGAAAGCTGCCAGGTCCGCAGGGAAAATTCGGTAATGGGTAACCTTACAATTAATTTGGAGAATTATCATGGCAAATAATTTGCTAACCATCTCCATGATCACCAACGAGGCGTTGATGGTCTTGGAAAACAGTTTGACCTTTACTGGTCGCGTAGACCGTAACTATGATGACCAATTTGCGGTTGTCGGTGCAAAGATTGGTAACACAGTCAATGTCCGCCGCCCAGGTCGTTTTATCGGTACAACCGGCCCAGCGCTGAATGTTGAGGACTTTAACGAGACTTCATCCCCAGTAACCCTCTCAACACAGTTCCATGTGGACACACAATTTACGACTCAGGACTTGTCCTTGTCGTTAGATATGTTCTCGGACCGTGTTTTGAAACCAGCTATTGCTGCAATCGCCAACAAAATCGACTTTGACGGCACAACAATGGCAGTAGACAACACAGCTAATACCGTAGGTACAGCTGGTGTAGTTCCATCTGACATCGCAACATTCTTGACCGCCCAGGCTTATCTGGATGGTGAAGGCGCTCCCCGTGACGGTAAGCGCTCTTGCGTGGTTGATCCCTTTACTGGCGCCTCTATTGTTGGCTCCTTAAAAGGGCTCTTTAACCCACAAGGTACTATTGCTGGTCAGTACGAAAAGGGCATGATGGGTCGCGACACCATCGGTATGAACTGGTATATGGACCAAAACATTGTGTCCCACACCTATGGTTCTTACGCAACCGCAACATTGTCAACCAACACAGCAACATTTACTGGTTCATTGACAACTGGCTGGGCTCAAACCTCGACCATTACCATTGCAGCTGCAACCGCTAACGCCAATTTGAAGCAAGGCGATACGATTCAGATTGCTGGCGTGTTCGCAGTCAACCCACAGAACCGCCAGCCATACGGTGGTAATGTATTGCGCAGCTTTGTTGTTACTGCCGATACAACCATCACTTCCGGCGGCACAGCATCTGTAACTGTTTCCCCAGCGATTATTACTGCTGGCCAGTTCCAGAATGTGAGCGTTTTGTCTACCTCGTCAACTGCAGTTGTCACACCATTCAACAAGACTGGTATTGTCAGCCCACAGAACTTGGTATTCCACCGCAATGCGTTTACCCTGGCTACAGCCGACCTCCAATTGCCTGACGGCGTACATTTTGCAGGCCGTGCAAGCGATAAGGATAATGGCTTGTCGATTCGTGTGGTGCGTCAATACACCATTAACAACGACTCCATCCCAACCCGTTTAGATGTTTTATACGGCTGGGCTCCGCTTTACCCAGAACTCGCCTGCCGCGTAGCAGCTTAATAGGAAAGGAACCTAATCATGCCAAATCCAGGACCAGCAACTACCCAAACAGACAATTTTCTCTTTAACGGTGACTCAACAGACGGTATTCAAATTGCCGGTGCCGCATCAGACAAATTGGCTTTTCACGGTAAAACCCCTGTAATTCAAGCAGCCGCTATTACCAATATCAGCAATAGCGCTACTGGTACAGAAATTGCAACTGCAGTAAACAGTATTTTGGTTGCATTGCGTAATAAAGGTATCATTGCGACTTAATATCGCATGAGACTTTAAAAGGGCCATTCTCCAAAAGAGGGTGGCCTTTTTTTATTTTTTTGGTATAAAAAGCCAAAAACATAGGATAATTTAAACATCTCTATTTCGAGGATAATCATGGACTCCCTAAAGATTCTTTCCCCAACTTATCGGTTGGACCTTACAAATTCCGCGTCAGCTGCTTTGCAATTAATACCAGATACGCCAACCTTGGCTTATCGCGTGGCCATCCTTAATACTGGAACAGGTACTGCAGCCATCACTTTTGGCACAACTGATACCAATATGGCTACACCGGCGATTGCGTCAACAGGTGGCAGCGGCTCATTTATTCTGGCTCCAAATATGTTTTTGCCAATAATCATTGATTGCCCACGGCCAAACTTCTTTATCAAAGGCATTTCGTCAGGTACAAACTCGCTCTATTTGACATTAGTGGCAAACGAATAAGGGATTTACCATGTCCAACGACACCGCAAAGACTATAACAACCAATATAGTGCCGGTCCAAGGGACTTTTGAGCCCTTACCGCCCTATGAGTGCATCAACTTAATTGGACCTGCTGGAACGCCGTTTTTTGCTCCTACTAATCCTGATTTGGATGGGGTAAGCATTACTAACAGTACGATTAATAGCACGACCATCGGGGTCACAACTCCGGCTTTGGGCGCGTTTACTACCGCAAGTGCAACCAATCAACCTGTCGGCAATAACGATTTAACGACCAAACTGTATGTTGACTCTTTGGCTTTGGGCATTTCGTGGAAACAACCGGTTATTGCTGCCACAACAGCAAACATAACTTTGTCTGGTTTGCAAACCATTGATACGGTATCGGTGTTGGCTGGTGAGCGCGTACTTGTTAAAAACCAAACAAATCAAGCGAATAATGGTATTTATGACGCAGCCGTAGGACCATGGACGCGCTCTCCCGATGCAAATACATGGGATGAGTTGATTTCTGCGCTTGTTTTTATTGTCGAGGGCTCTCAAGCTGGCGCTGCATATTATTGTCCTATTCAGCCAGGCGGCACTTTAGGCGTTACCCCAATTACCTGGAATAACTTTTCAGTCGGCGGCGTTTACTTTGCCGGTACTGGTCTAAACCTGTCTGGTGGCGATACATTCAACATCACCAATACTGGCGTAACGGCTGCAACTTATGGTTCGGCCTCTGCAGTTCCAGCCATTGCGGTTAATCAACAAGGTCAAATTACTAGCGCAAGCAATACAAATATTGCGATTGCAGGCAGCCAAGTTACCAGCGGAACTATTGATTCTGCGCGTATTTCTGGCTCTTATACGGGCATTACCGCGGTTGGAACGCTATCTGGCTTAACGGTCAGCAGCACAATTACTGGATCAATTTCGGGTAATGCGGCCACCGCAACAACTGCGACCACGGCCACTACAGCTACCACGGCCACCAACCTTGCTGGCGGAGCAACTGGCTCTATTCCTTACCAAAGTAGCGCGGGAACAACAACATTTTTAGCAGCAGGCAGCAACGGCCAGGTCTTAACTTTGGCTGGTGGCGTACCAACATACGCAACACCAACCACGGGAACGGTCACCTCGGTAGGCGGTACTGGAACGGTATCTGGCATTAGTTTGTCTGGAACAGTAACAAGCAGCGGGAACTTAACTCTTGGCGGCACATTAGACTTATCCGCGCCCCCAACCATCGGTAATACAACTGCCAACACAATTCGCGGCACAACCATTACCGCAACTACTGGCTTTGTCGGAACTAATTTTGATGCCGCCGGATCAGGCGGTGGAGCGTTAAGGACTAGCGGCGGGTCTAATTGTTTGCAATGGGGCGGCGGCGGCGGTGTTAATGTCACCATAGATGGCCCAATCAATATGAATGGCGCTAATTCAGCTATTCAGATTAACCCAACTGGTACTGGTAGCGTCTCTATTGCACCAGCGGGCGCGCTGACTGTAAACCCAACAACCGCATCAACCATGAACAATGTGGCCATCGGCGGAACTACTCCGCTTGCCGGCACATTTACCGATTTACGGGTAAACAACACTATTTCATTGGCTGGAACTACCGGAACTGCTGGCTTTGTTTTGACCTCCAATGGCGCATCGGCCCCAACTTGGCAGGCCAACGCAAATGGCTTGGCTATTGCGGACGACACAACAACCAATGCAACCCGTTATTTAGCATTTACTAGCGCAACAACAGGTAATATCTCAACCGCCAATGTTGCATCGACTAAACTGCAATTTAATCCGTCAACTGGGATTTTAAATTCAACTGGCTTTGCTGGAGCATTAAACGGTACAGTAGGCGCTACTACACCAACAACAGGAGCGTTTACTACTGTTACTGCTAATGTAATGGCAGACTCACAAGGTGGTTCAGTATCACCGATTAGTTCAGTCATGCGGAATCGTCTAATCAACGGTGCGATGGTTATTGACCAAAGAAACGCTGGCGCTTCCTTTACGCCTAGCACTACAAATGGTGGGTATTCGCTTGATAGATGGTCAGGGCAAGTAACACAAAACAGCAAATTTACTGTTCAGCAAAATGCTGGTTCTGTTACACCTCCTGCTGGTTTTACAAAATACCTTGGTGTAACTTCATCGTCTGCTTATAGCGTTTTGACTGGCGACACTTTTTTTGTGCAACAGGTTGTAGAGGGTTTTAATATTGCTGATTTAGCTTGGGGAACTGCCAATGCTAAAACTATAACTATTTCTTTTTGGGTTCGTAGTTCATTAATTGGTACTTTTGGTGGTGCATTAGAAAACGCAGCACAAAACAGAACTTTTGTTTTCAGTTACACAATTTCAGCCGCAAATACTTGGGAACAAAAATCAGTAACCATTACTGGTGATACAAGCGGTACATGGACAACTGATAACACTTATGGAGTTGGTGTTCGTTTTGGTTTGGGAAGTGGCTCTACATTTACTGGAACTGCTGGTTCTTGGGGTGCTGGTAATTTAGTTCAACCAACTAGCTCTGTTTCCGTAGTGGGAACAAACGGTGCTACATGGTATGTAACTGGAGTTCAGCTAGAGGTAGGCACACAAGCTACTTCATTTGAATACAGACAGTATGGTACTGAGTTAAGTTTATGCCAACGCTATTTCCAAATAGTAACTCAGACAGACACAACAGGATCAAACGGAAATTTTGCAGGATTTGGATGGGGTTCATCTTGGACAGGCACAACTGGCGGAAGTATTTTTTATAACCCTCCTTTGCGTTCAGCACCTACTATTACTTTTTCTGCCGCTACTACATTTGCTCGTCATGCCCCAGGCATTGTTGCGGAACAATGCAACGGCATATCGACACCACAGACTAGCGCAACAGCATCAACTATTTTACTTACAGGCCCCACAAGTTTTTCAAGTGGAATTGGCACTATCTTTACAGCATCTGCAAGTGCAACTGCATCAATTTCTTCTAGTGCGGAACTATAATGTATAAATTTGTAAAAAACATACTTACAGGCGAAAACGCAAAAATGATTTTGCGTACTGCTGATAATGCTTATATCCCATTTGACCCAGCCAACACCGACTACCAAAACTTTAAAAAAGAAATATTAGCTGGTGCAGAACTGCAAGATGCAGATGGGAATGTGATGACACAACAACAGGCCAATGCTTTTATAGCGACTTTGCCATGACTAATTACGAATGGAAAATACTAGAAACCCTCATTATTGATGGGGTTCTTAAATCCGTTAAATATTGGTGCAAGGCTACAGACGGTAAACATTCTGTAGAGACTGAGGGAAACTGGAAAATGTTGACGCAACACATGGTAGATGAGGATACAACCCAACACCAGGTTGCGCATTGGCTTGATTTAGATGCTACCCAAGACGGCAAACATCTTATAAAATACAGATTACAAGAGCAGCTGGATGCGCTTAGTTTAGAAATAACAACTAAACCGCCCTGGGCCGTGGACACATTTAAGGTGACGATATGACACAACCAATCGACATCATCTCCCGCGCCCTAAAAGACATTGGGGCTCTGGAGGCTGGTGAAACCCCCGCTCCAGCGGACGCGCAAGATGCATTCGATATGCTCAATGACATGGTTGACCAATGGTCAAACGAGCAGATGATGGTCTTTTACAAGACCGAAATTATATTTACCCTGACTGCAGGCCAGACTCAATACACCATCGGCGCTGGCGGCCAGATCAATGGCACAATTACCGGCTCAATCAGCGGCACAACTTTAACGGTTACCGATGTATCAGACGGCGCTATTGCCTTGGGCATGACCCTGACCGGCAGCGGCGTAGCATCTGGAACTAAGATAACTGGATTTAAAACGGGCGCAGGCGGTAATGTGAACTCGGACGGTACTTACACGGTCAACATATCCCAGACCGTGGCCAGTACGACTATTAATGCATATTACGAGCGCCCTCTGTCTATCAACTCAGCATTTGTAAGGGTAAACACTAACTCTAATGGCCAGCCTATTTTGAACGGCGGCCTTGATTACCCAATTACCATTCTCAACCTAGAAAACTACGAGTTGATTGGCTTAAAAACCCTTAATGGACCTTGGCCTCGCGCCCTGTACTACCAGCCAGGCGAGTCTTTGGGAACGATTACAGTTTGGCCAAATCCATCCCAAGGTGAGATGCATATCTTTGCCGATACGCTATTCCAGCGCTTTACTTCCATTAATGATGAAATCGTTATCCCGCAAGGCTACATAATGGCTCTCAGATGGTGTTTAGCAGAGCGGTTGATGCCGATGTATGGAAAAGCCAGCCCAACGCAAATACAGATGATTAATGGCTTTGCAGGCCATGCCAAGGCAACTATCAAGCGCACCAATATGAGACCAATGCAGGTAGCGCGATTTGATGACTCATTGATTGTAGGCAAACGAGCAGATGCCGGCTGGATTCTGACCGGAGGCTTTTAATGCCTGATTTCGGATTTGTTGGCGCAGCTTACGAGGCACCCTCTATTTATCAGGATGCCCAGGAATGCATTAATTTTTTCCCAGAGATAGACCCAACTAAACCGCAAGGTGACCGCGGCATCATGGCGCTTTATCCAACGCCTGGGCTTGAGACGGTAGCTATTCTGCCCAATCAAGAGGAAGTGCGGGGTATTCGTACTTTATCCGGCGGTACGCAAGTCGTTACTGTTTGCGGTGACTTTGTATATGTGATGGAGTCGGATTACACGCCCAAAATAATTGGCCAGATGAATACCGCCACCGGTTTGGTTGGTATTGTGGATAACGGCATAAATGTCTACATCGTGGACGAAACCTACCGATACACATGGTTTATCTCTAATCCATCTGCAGCAACATTTACCGGATCAATATCATCTACAACTTTGACGGTTACCTCGGTTTTAAGCGGAACGATTGCTGTTGGCCAAGCTATTTTTGGGGCTAATGTATCGCAAAATACCGTTATTACTGCTTTAGGGACTGGCACCGGCGGAACTGGAACTTACACGGTCAGCAACTCGCAAACGGTTGCATCCACCACTATTAACTCGGTTGCATCGCCTGCAATAGTTACCGGCGCAATATCGGGAACAACCCTGACGGTCTCTGCAGTCACTAGCGGAACTTTACGGATAGGCCAAACCATTGATGGTACTGGAGTAACCGATGGCACGATTATTAAGGCCTTTGGTACTGGATCAGGCGGAGTAGGAACTTATACAGTCAGCGCATCGCAGACGGTAAGCAGCACAACTATATTTGCCATGAACTGGACTGTATTACCAGTCAATGACGGTCCGTTTGAAGGTGGCGGAACGGTTGATATTACCGACAACTACTTTGTTTATAACAAACCCAATTCGCAGCTGTTTGCTGCATCGGACTTACTGAGTCCAATCACCGATCCTCTCTCTTTTGCTAGTAAAGATGGCTCACCAGATGACCTTGTGTCCATTATTGTTGACCGCCGCGAAGTCTATTTGCTTGGCGAAATGTCCTCCGAAGTCTGGATCAACTCGGGCGCGGTGCCATTTCCCTTTACTCGCATTCCTGGCACATCCACCCAGCAAGGTATTGCAGCGCAATATTCCATGTCCCGGATGGGCAATTCGTTTGCGTATGTGTCCAAAAACAACCGCGGCGAAGCAATGATTGTGCGTATGAATGGATATTTTCCAGAGAGAATATCCACCCATGCGGTAGAAACAACTTTAGTTAATCAGAATGTGTCCAATGCTTTGGCTTGGACTTACCAGCTTGAAGGCCACGAAGTCTATGTAGTGACTTTTCCCTCAATTGGCGATAACGGCCTTACCTGGGCATTCGATAACACAACCGGTCTCTGGCATAAATGGCTTTACCGTAATAATCAGAACGAATTTGAGCGCCACCGCGGTAACTGCTGCGCATTCTTTAACCAGCAAGTATTGGTTGGAGACTACGAAAACGGCAAGATTTATCAATTAAGCCGTAACTATTACACCGATGACGGCCAGCCAATCCGCCGTGTTCGCAGAGCCCCGCACATTACTAGCGACTTGCAGCGCCAATATTTCCATGAGTTGCAGATTCAATTCCAGCCCGGTGTTGGACTATCAACCGGTCAAGGCGATGACCCCCAGGCTATGTTGCGCTGGTCTAATGACGGCGGCTCAACTTGGTCCAATGAGTATTGGACAACCATCGGAAAACAAGGAAAATACTTAAATCGTGCCATTTGGCGGCGTTTAGGGTTTTCCCGAGATAAGGTTTTTGAGGTTTCTATTTCGGACCCCGTCAAGGCAGTCATTATTTCTGCAAACTTAAAGGCCGAGGCTGGAGAAAACTAATGTCTACACCGCAAAATCAACGGCTACCAACCAGCCCATTAATTGATAACACGGGGCGGCCAACCCGCGCCTGGCAGTTGTTTTTGCTTAATTTACTGAACTTTTCTAGCGCACCAACGGCCACCGCTGGATCGGCTACCTTACCGGCAAACCCAGAAGGGTTTATTGAAGTTACCGTTAACGGCGAATCTAAGAAAATACCTTATTACAACCTATGAGCGAGCCCCAAAATACCATTGTTGTGCGTGAGGCGGTAGAGGCCGATTTGCCAATTTATGTGCAATTAAGTGCCGATTTTCATGCTGCCTCCCCTATGCAACGGGTTTGTGAGTTTGAGCCAGAGGGTTTTAAAGAGTTTGTTTTGTCAGCAATTGACAACCCAGACATCTGTATTTTGCTGGCAGAGTTGAATGGCGAAGTGGTAGGGATTACTGGCGGCATAATCTACCCGCTTTATTTTTCCCCGTCCCATAAGGTTTCACAAGAATTATGGTGGTGGTTAACACCCGCAGCCAGAGGCTCTGGAGTTGGTAATAAGATGTTTAAGCATTTACAATTGTGGTCAAAGGAACGCGGTGCAAAAACCATTTTTATGATTGCCCTTGAAGATGAGCGGGCAGAAAAAATGGAGAAGGTTTACTGTCGGGCAGGCTTTGAGCCGATGGAGCGTACATTTATGAAGGGAATTGAATAATGGCTATAGGAACAGGTACCGCGATAGCGATAGGGGCCGGAGCAGGTCTTTTAGGCGCTAAGATGACATCGGATGCGGCTCGAAGTGCAGCAAGGACTCAAGCCGATGCTGCTACTGCTGCTGCTGCTAATGAACGGGCTATGTATGAGCAATCCAGAGAGGATTTAGCCCCATACCGCGAAACCGGCTATACCGCCCTCAAAGACATTGAGCGCATGAAGCCGTTTCTTACGGCTCAGTTTGGACCAGATCAATTTAGCCAATATTTAGACCCTAGCATGGCATTTCGCCAGCGCATTGGCACTCAGGCTACTGAGCGCATGGCCAATGTTGGAGGCGGTGCAATAAGCGGCAATACTTTACGCGCCCTAACTGATTATGGTCAAAATTTAGCATCTACCGAATATGGAAATGCGTTTGGTCGTTTTCAGACTGAGCGTGGCAATATCTATAACACCCTAGCAAATATTGCTGGAATGGGCCAAGGTGCGGTCAATACTGGCGTAAATGCAGGCCAAAATTATGCATCACAATTAACCGGCTTAACGACTGGATCAGCAGCTGCACAAGCAGCCGGAACTGTAGGCGCGGCCAACGCATACTCAGGAGCAGCAGGCAATATTGGGAATATGGCATTTTTGTCATCCCTTATGAGACCGCAGGCGGTTGCCCAGCAGCCAACGCCTACAGGCCCAACCACAGGTCAAATATATAACCCAGTAGCGGTAGCGTAAGGAATAAATCATGGCAATTAACATAAAACCAGACATTTCTTTGAGCGCAAAACCTCCGACAACAATGAGTTTGCCGGAAATAGTGGGTTTGGCCCGTGGTGCGCAAGCATATCAACGGGAAAGGGAAATATTCCCTGAGTTGGTAGAACAATCACAGATTGCAACGCGTACCGCACGAACTGGCGAACAATCTGCTGCGTTTACATTTGATCAAAAACAAAGCGATGCCCTCATGAATATTGTGGGCGGCTACAGAAATGATCCAAGAGTATCGTCAGGCGATGCAAATAAAGCAGTTGAAGCAATGATGGAAATTAAAACTAAGGCTCGAAATCTTGGTATTCCAGCTGCCGTAGTAGAAAAAATTGCGTCAACTGCAACTCAAATTGCCTTAAATGATCCAAAAGGATTGCCCCAATACTTTGACAATGTAATCCAGACTCAGATTGGACCATCTGGCCAGCAAGCATTACAAACACCGCAAATCGTAAGTTCCGGCGGTCAGTCTGGCATATTCCGTGGTGGTCCTGCAACCGTAACGACATTGCCACTGCCTGGCGCACCGGCGCCCGCAGCGCCCGCAGGCGTGACATCCCAAGACATGACTGCCCCAATACAGCCAAAACCAGCAGCTGCTCCAGCCGCCGCTTCAACATCAATGGTGCAGCCGGATGTAGGCCGATTGCCTTTGGCTTATCCCGTGCGTCAAGCAGGCGTACCGTTTGCTGCGTTACCCCAAGAGGAAACAGACCGTACTGCAGGCAGCCAATATCGAAACGGTTTAGTGCAGCGCCAGTCTGAACTGACAACCGCACGGCGTAATTTGCAAGAAGTTGTTAGAACTGCGCAAAAATTGCAAGAAGAATCGGTATTGCCAGAAACAGGCCCAGTTGGTGCAGTTAAAAGAAAATTTGCCGATATTGTTGGCGATCCAACTTATAAACAATTGTCTAAAGACCTTGCTAATGTGCAGATTTCCAATATTAAGGCGGTTGGCGGCTCATTAGATACGGTTGGCGGCCAGCAGCTTATTCGCATGGCAAGCGGAGATGAGACTTTCCCACCAGATGTATTGCTAAGTATTGCTCGCCGCGCCGATGCCGATATTACCAATCTCGATATGATGGCCACCGGAATGCAGCGCCACACCCAGAAATTTGGTGATGCCAACGCTAAACGATTCCAGCAGATGTGGTCGGCTAATGCAGACTCTCGCATATTTGAGATTATGAATATTGCGCGAGATGTAAAAGATGTTAAAAAACGCGAGGAATTAACAAACAAATTGCTTGGCGGCATGGATGACAATCAGCGGCAAAACTTGTTCCGTCAATACAACAATTTGATCAAATTAACCAATACAGGTGATTTGTAATGCAAGACATTGGCCAACTTATATTAGGTGGCTCAAAACCGCCGCCCCAGCAACCGTCTGGAGATTTATTCCGATTTGAAAATTTGCAGCCAAGTCAAGTGCAAATGGCGATTAAACGGTTTACTGATATGGGTCAAAACCCACAACTGCTTGAGTCAGTATTAACATCGCCAGAGAAATTTAATGCATATCCTTTAGAGATTAGGCAGCAGTTTTTTAATTTGTCTACTGGTGCGCAGCCAGCAATGGCCAGGCAATACACCAATGCACCCGTAACAGCGCAAGATAATACGCAGCCAACCCCCGCCAAGCCAGAGATGCGTCAGACCTCCGCCGATCCTGTTGGTGACATGATTTTAGGTAAACCAGCTGAAATCAAAACAACTGAAACCCAAGCGCCTGCAGCCCCAGCGCGAAAAGTAGGCAAAATTAAGGATATGAGCCAGCCAGGCCCATTAACTCAGTTTGGCCGTGCAGCTGCTAGTTTTTATGACACAACCATTGGTGGAGTTGTGCCAGGCATAGTTGAGCCAGTAACTTACGCTGGAGCCCGAGCAATCGGTAAAAGCCCAGAGCAAGCAAAAGAGATTAGTACGGCAGCCGCTGCGCCATTTGAGTCCCCAATGGGCAAAACATTTGGCGTGGCCGGAACGCCCGAATATGAAAGCGAGGCAACCCGCCGATTATTTAATTTTGTTGGAGAGAATTTTCAAAAGGGTGCGGCGTGGATTGCTGAAAAAACAGGCCTGCCAGCAACCGATATTGAAAACATGATGGGAACAATTGCAGCTGGCGGAGGCGTAAAAGTAGCCCCAGCCGTGCAACGCGGCGTATTAAAGGGCGCGGAAACAGTAGAAACTGCTTTGGGAACGAATGTACCAAAACCCCCAGAGGCGCCAAGAATTGAACCAACTTTAGGCGGCAAACCTAAAGTAACTTATGCAGAGTTTCAAGCGCAACTGCAAGCAAAGAAACAAGGCGGACCCGCTGCGACATTACCGCCCGCGCCTGTTGTGCAAACCCCAACAATGCCAGCGCCAACTAATACGCAGCCATTCCCAGAGGTAAAGTACGCACAAAAAGGAAATGTAAATCTGCCAGAACAAGAGCAGCGCAAGCAAATTTTGGCTCGAGTTGGTTTAGAAAATGCCCGTCAATCATCTATTTTAGGCGATGGCTTTGCTGCCGCTAACGAGTTTCAAACCAGTAAAGTAGACGCGCCCGTAGGCCAACTTTACAGAGACACACTAGCAAATGAGCGTATGGCCTTGGAAAACTTTGGCCAAAAGATTATTGAGCGTACTGGCGGAACTTTAGGCCTTGATGAAACTTCTTTATATGACCGTGGCACAAGGATTACGCGCCCATTTGATGATTTTAAAAATGTTTTGCAAACACAAATGGATCAATCGTATGCCCAGGCTAAACAAGTAGCTGGAACGCAGCCAGCGGTTATACCAAGCGACCTACAGAAATTTTTAGATACAAATTCTAACTTTACGGTAAACGACAGCTTTATGTCTTTGCGCCGCGGGGTTGAAGCGCATTTAAAAGAAAATGATTTATTAGATGCTAACGGCAAAGTTAAACCAATGACCGTAGAACAAGCCGAAGGACTGCGTAAATACATTAATTCCAACTGGAATAATGAGCGTTCTGGCATCATTGGCCGTCTTAAAGATAAGATTGACAATGATGTAACAAAAGTTGCCGGTCAAGATGTTTATAAAAAAGCCAGAGACATTCGTACCAAAATTGCCCGTTTGTTAGATGATCCAAAAGGCGTGGCCAAGATTATGGATTACGATCCACAGTCACCCATGAATCGCGCCGTACCGTTTGAAAAGATTGCCTCAACAATTGAGCGGATGGATGTAGACCAGCAGCGGCATTTAATCAAGCTGCTTAAAGAAATGCCAGACGAATTACGGCCTCAAGCGGATGCAGCCATAGCTGAGATTAAAGCACAATTTGCTAATCGCATATTGCAAGAGGGCTCTAAAAACAAAGGGCAATGGAATGCGGGCAATGTTACAAAATACCTAAATGACAATAACCGCAAACTTGGCATCTTAATGGAAGATAAAGAGTTGGCGCAGATGGTTAAAGACTTGCATGATGCCGGACATCTGGTTAAGTATGATCCGTCTTATCCTGGCGCAGCTATTCAAGCCCATAATCTAATTCGATTGGGCGCGGCACCGCTGCTTGGAACTTTAGGAACCTCAGTAGGCGGAGCAGTTGGCGGCGCTTTTGGTGGTGTGCCAGGCGCTGGAGTTGGAGCGACTGTTGGCGGTATGTATGGCGCAAAACGGGGCGTGGCTATGGCGGAAAAGTCTGCATTAAAACGCGCTCAGAAAAAAATGGTTCCCCTCAAAGATGTTGGTAAAGGAAAATAATTATGGCAGTCAATCTATCCCCCATAGGCAATGGTTTTCAGTTTTTTAACAACGATGGCCTGCCATTAAACGCTGGTAAGATTTTTACCTATCAGGCCGGATCAACTACGCCGCTTGCTACCTATACCGATTCCAGCGGTTTAATTGCTAATACCAATCCCATCATTTTGGGAACCGATGGCCGCCCGCCATCTACTATTTGGTTAACAGCGGGATTTTTTTATAAATTTGTTTTAACAACTGCTGCCAATGTCACTATCCAAACTTATGACAATTTGTACGGAATCATTGGCGCATCACCTCCACCAGCAACCCCAATTCCCGCTGGAGGCATTTTCTTATGGTCTGGCTCTATTGGTTCAATCCCGGCTGGATATGTTTTATGTAATGGATCGAATGGCACGCCAGACCTGCGAGACCGATTTGTAGTTGGTGCTGGCTCTACCTACGCAGTAAATGCAACAGGAGGTTCTGCGGATTCTGTTGTTGTAAGCCATACTCATACCGCTACATCAACTGATTCTGGCCATGTCCATAATACAAATTTTGGACTTTCATCAGATACTGTTAGCGGTGGACCTATTACTATTTCAGTTGTTAAAGCTGGATCAGCAAATACAGCATCCGCATCTGCAAACATTACGACAACAGTTAATTCTGCTGGTGTAAGCGGAACTAACGCTAATATTCCTCCTTACTATGCGCTTTGCTACATCATGAAAACCTAATATGGAATGGCAGACTATCATCAATATTGGCCTGGGATGTGTTGTTGCATCCATAGGCTGGTTTGCTCGAGAAATTTGGGACTCGGTAAAAGAGTTGCGCAGAGATATACACCAGATTGAAAAAGACCTGCCAGAAATTTATGTGCGCAGAGATGATTTAAAAGAAGTGCGCCTAGAGATGGCAGCACGGTTTGATAAGCTGGAAAGCATCATGGCCTCATTTTTTGACCGGCTAAACGATAAAGCGGATAAGTAATGGATGTGCCATATAACAATGGGAAAATAAAGATAGGTTCTGAATACTATCTAAACCCATTGAGGCCAAAATACATTGAGCGTGACGAAGATATGCTGGAGTTGCAGAGTTACCTAATTCAAGACCCGCGCATCTTAAATCGTCAATATTGGGCCAAGCGCGTATATGTTGCATTCATTTTGTTTCTGTTAATTATTATGTTAATGGCTGAATAAATGTTAATAACCATTCTTAATGTGTTTGCTATATTTATTGCGTTTTTTGCGGTCTTAATTTTTTCGGTCTTGTTTGCTTTCTTCCTATTTATTATGTTTGCCTGCGTCTCTATTGGCTGGAGAGAAATCAACTCAACGCCGATACTCGACCTATGGCAAAGAATCAAAAAATGATGATATATGTCAGATTTGTTGGGTTTGTCAGAAGGAGCAAAGGGGCTTAGTTCTGGGCTGGATTCTGCCCGTGAGGCGGGTAAGTCTGTTAGTAAACAGATTGAAAACATACAGAAAGACGCAGTCGATGTAGCCCAGCAGAAAGCGCAAGAGCGCATACGGGCTCGGCGAGAGGCAGAATTTAAGAAGGAGCGGGCGCTGGTAAAAGCGCTTGAAGAATGGAAACGAAAGAAACAAATCTCCGATGAGGAGGCTGATTTAAAGATTAAGTTTGTAAAGCAGTACGGTGCCAAAGAGTGGGATGCGCTGCTTAAGATTAAGCTGGACATTGAAAACATGGAACGCAAGAATAACGAAGAATTCCAGCATGATTTAAAGGCAGTAAGGCGGGTACAGTTTTGGTGTTTTATGGCTGCATTGATTGTGACTCTGTGGCTCAAGTTTATTTTGGGAGCGTTTTAAATGAATATGCAAGATGTGCTAAAGGCGGTTATTCCAATCTTAGTTGCCTGTATAGCGTGGCTGCTCGGCCAAGTATCTTCATTTCAAACACGCCTAACTCAAATTGAGGGCAAGATGCCAGCTTTAATTACGAGCGAAGGCGTACCAACTGACAGCCCAATTTCTGCAGAAAAACGGGCAAAAATCAGAGAAGAAATTTATAAAGAAATACACGAACTTCATGTGCGAGTTAAATTATTAGAGGAAAGAAACAAAAAATGATGGACACATTAATTGGACTTCTTAAAGGTGTTGCTCCTGTCTTGGCTACTGCTGTTGCTGGCCCTGCTGGCGGCGCTGCTGTGGGCTGGATCGCTTCTAAGCTAGGGATTGATGACGCTACCGTAGAGGGCGTAACCCAAGCGCTTACCGGCAACCCTGAGATGGCCTTAAAACTAAAAGAATTAGACCTTGAGTACGCCAAATTAGAGGCTGCAGACCGTGATTCTGCGCGCCAGGCATATGCAACCGTAGCCACAAGCGAACACGCTACCAAGCTGGATAAGTCCGTAGTGCCTATTTTGGCGCTCGGCACGGTAACTCTTGCATTTCTATTTATCGCTATTTTAATGTTCCGTGATGTGCCAACCGACCAGCAGCAAATGGTTATTTTTGCGCTTGGATTTATTACCAGTTCAGCTGGCCAAGTGTTGTCTTTTTACTTTGGATCAAGCCAGGGCAGTAAAGACAAAAACAAAGAAATACAGGAGATGATGAAAAAATGAACCTCAGTCCACATTTCACCCTTGACGAACTGACCCATACGGATCACCGTCAATTTGACAATACGCCCAACGCCTCGGAGATGGCCAACCTTGTACGCCTGGCTGCGTTTTTGGAAGATGTTAAGACCGTTTTAGGCGGTAAACCCGTAATGATTAACTCGGCATTTCGATGCAAGCAGGTCAATGATGCGGTTGGATCGCGGGACACCAGCCAGCACCGAATTGGGTGCGCAGCCGACATTCGAGTCCCAGGCATGACCCCAGATGAGGTGGTCAAGGCGGTTCGGGCTGCTGGCATTGGATATGACCAGGTCATTCGCGAGTTTGACCGCTGGACCCATATCTCAATCCCTAACAACCCAGAGGATAAACCTCGGCAGCAGGCATTGATTATTGATCGCAGCGGGACTCGTCCTTACGCGTGATACACTATATGTAGGTTTCTTTGACCTCCTTTATGTCCTCTGGCCCTACCTTTTTGGTGGGGCTCTTTTTTTCGTAAATGATGGCATCCATGTAACCCTCACGATATGCATCGTGAACGGCCTCCAGATGCCCCAAAAACAACAAAACTGCGCCTACAATCAGTAAAGCGGGGCGCATGAGACATCCACGACAATATCCCTAGTCATGCCGCCGACCTTGCGCTTGGCGTAAATCACCACCGCTCTGGTCTTGGCTACCTGGCAATCTTGAATGGCCGTCACAACCTCAAGACGGCTCATGGAATGAACCTTGTCATCGACTATCAGCTGCTGCTCTGGCATGGCCTGCTTATCCGGCAAAATGCCGCAGCCACTAAAAAACACCAAACAAACCCCGGCTATGATCATTTTCATATCTCCCTCCTAGAATGGGTTGTCATCATCAATGGAACCGGAATATGACCGAGAAGGGTATTTTCCGGCGCTTTGGGGCGTTTCTGGCTGAGAGTCGGGTTTGGGTCCAGCGAACTCTAATTCGCCCACCCTAGCCCTCAGATTTACGCCCTCGGAGCCATCCTTGCGCTTATAGGTTTCTATGTGCGGCTCTGTCATACTGACGAATAACAACTGGCCTTTGGCAAGATGCGGCTTTAGTTTCTCGCAGCGGTCTCCCCACATCGTGCCATTGACCCATTGGGTCGGCTGCTTACCATCGACCTTACGACCATAAGAAAATGCCAAGGATAAATCCATGATGGCCTTACCATCTGGCGTATAGCGAACTTCTGGTTCATTGCCCAAGCGGGCTAATCCGAGCATTAACATTAAAAACTCCCTTTATCAAAGTAATTCGATTCGTCATTAAAAAAGTCAAAAAGTGCATCGCATTCGGCCAAAAACTTCTCGGCAGCTGCATTGACCTCGGCCAACTCCTCTGGGGTCGGTGTGTATTTCTTGATAAACAAGTCTTTACCCTCACCCATGCGCGGGTCGTAGGACACAAACCAGACATCCTTACCGGTGCAGGCCGACTGCAGCAGCATCTGTGGTTTGTAATCGTCTGGAATAACCTGGTTGGCCACATACTTCATATGGGTCTTAGTCTTAGGGCATTTGACCTCGATCAAGCAGCCATCGGACACGAACCCATCTGGGCTCACGCCGCAATGGTCAATGCTGGGATGGTCAACAAAGCCAACATCGGTGACCATAAGGCCGGTACGGGTCTCAAAGGCCTCTTTAGCGGCGCACTCCTGGTCTACTCCCCATTGCATATCCGAGGTCATGTATTTGTCGGCAAAAGTGTTGGTAATGCGCTCGGCCACAATCTCGTAGCGCAAGTTCTCGCGCTCACTTGACTCCCTGCCAGACTTTAAGAAGTTCATGGCCGCAGCCATCCTAGAACCGGTTAACTTACCGAGGCGGTCATTCCACCAGGTTCCGTCTTGTTGAAATGGGTTTGGTTCACGCACTTTGCTCTCCTTTTAGTTTGTCGTTATGTTTAGCTGCCAAGTCACGCACTAATTCGCGCTCGTCTGCTGCCAATGTTTTCCAAGTAGCTGTTAGCTGATCGGAACTGGTAGTTGCGGTAATTAAGGCCTCAATCTCGGCTTTAGTGCGCGTTGATTTGGGCTTGGCGCGAGATGCATTGTTGCCATCATCGTCCTCTGGGGCAATGCCACACGCCGCCTGGAGCGAATACCGGCGGGCATAAGTCATTGCTGACCCGTACCCTTGGGCATCCTGTTTGGTAGCCGGCACATGGAGTTTGCCGCCAGAAATCATCTCGCCAGACTCATGGATAAAAATGGTCTCGATAATGATTCCATCCGCACATTCGTGCGAGTGCTGAACCAAGGCAATTCCATTCTCGTTAAGGGCATCAATCACCGCCTCAACGCAAGCAGCCAGGTCGGCATAGCGTGATTTGAAGTGTGGATTGGTGGACGATTTAAGCGCTGGACCAAAGGCCTTTTGCGCTTTGACTAATGCGGTTGCTATTTTTTGCATATTCTCTCCAATTAAATAAACAGTAAAAGTAAACAAAACACCACAAAACCTACTGCAGCCAAGGCCTCCATCCAAGGCGATTCTTTTTTAGTAAACACATTGCGCTGCCATTTATTGGCCTCAAAGTTCGTTTTTCTCATGCTGCTTTTCTCCCTTTGCGGGGCGCGGAGATGTAACGGTAGACCGCAAACCGTACACCGTTTTGCTTGACCATCTCGGTCATGATGTCCCAACCCTCGGACTTGAGTACATAAATAATGTCCGCCAAGCGCGTGGCGTGATAGCGCTCGATTGCCTCCCAGCTGGTTATTTTGCGTTTGGTGATTAAATGATTTGCAACTAGATTGATTTTGGTATCTTTCATACTTCCTCCACGGTTATTTTGTAATGACGGGCATTACAGTCAATGACGAACAACTCCTTTTTGGTACTACGAAAATGACCCTCTGGGCTCAAGTCATAAAAGACAGGACCCGCGCCCATAATGATTGCCAATGGGTCTTTAGCGTTTAAGGCTTTTTTAGTTATGTTGGCGATGTAGTCGCAGTAAACTGGCTGCGCTAATCTTTCTTGCTGCTCCAACTGCTGCTGGTGATGTAATGCTTGCGTATCTTCCATTTCTTCTCTCCAAAAAATGGAGGGGCGAACCCCTCCGGTTAATTAACGGCTAACAGTTTTTACTGCAAATACTGCGGTGATTTTGGTAAACATCTGCAGCTGCTCATCGGTAACGCCGAGGTCAGCAACAAGGCCTTTGTAATCCACAACCTGGCGATTGCTGGCCACAACGGTTGCGCGGTACAGATTGCCCTCGTAAGAGGATGGGCCACCAGCGGTAGCTGCCTCTTTGAGTTGGTCTTTGATGGTGTCTGCCTCTTTGGTCAGGTCAGCGATTTGTGCTAACAACAAACCAAGGCGGTCAACTTGAGTGATTTGGATGTCGATTGGGTTCATATATTCTCTCCGATAAATGAGGCCGTAGCCCCGTTAATTAGTTCCAAGCGTGAACTGATTTAAAACCGATTGGTGCAACAAAAACTGCGTGACCTGTTTCGTCAACAATTACATCACCAACTGAAAGTGAGTGCATCTCATTAAGTCTTTTAATGTCTGGATGATTGCCCATGTTGCCGATACGAAAAACATCGTTTAATGATCCGGCCTTGATTACCGCAACTGGCTTATATAAATCTTGCGCAGTCAAAATTGCTTTAACAGATGGGTGGAATGTTGTGTTTAGGTATGTCTCGCGATGAGCAGCGTATTGGTCATCTGACAAGTTGATTTGGTGTACTGTGTATTTCATGTTAATTCTCCTTTTTGTCCGGTCTGGAAGTTGACCGTAGATGAATAGTAAACTGTTTATTTGCATTTCTCAACACATTTATTGCTTTTTTTATCAAAACTAGGGAAACCACCTATAAAACTAGGGTAAACACTTAGAAAATGGCGTTGTTTTTTAGTCAATACACCATGATTTATCTGTGGTAACATGGCTATGTCAGCAAGGTGGCACTTGTTGGAATCTCTTTAAGATCAGCAACCCCGAATTTTTCGGTGGTGCGAAAAATGCTTGGAATTGGTCATTTGATCTAAAGAGGACTTATTCCAAGGATGCCCGCCAAGGCCGCACCACCCAAGGATTTGGGGTTTTTTGTTGCCAGCTGACCGTACTCCGCACGATAGTAAAGGGCTTGAATCGGCTGCGCGGAATAAAAGACACCCAGCATTGCACCCCGTGTTTGGGTTCTGGCCTGTCAGCGAGGGATCAGAATAGTTAAGAGGAAAGTGGTGGGACAAGACTCTTAATGAATGAATCGCTGCGTCATGCGTTATCTGGGAGGCAACTCTGGGATTGAGGTGGATGTTTCCACCCCTTGGGTAACCTATAAACAAAATTAACCAACAAATCCTTAGTTGCAAACTATTTCCTAATCATTTATTCTCTGCAAGAAGGAGAACAAAAATGACCTTAGATGACATCGAAGAAGTTGCCTTGAAATGTGGAATGGTTAAGGCCAATAAAAAATGGTCGGCCACCGAAACTCAATTTGAATGTTTTACAAACAATTTCCTAGAGGAATTTAAAGGAATAGCCAGAGATCAACTGGTTAAATCCATCAAACGCGCAGCCGATTACGAGCGCGAACAATGCGCCAAGATTGCGGAAATGGCTTGGTTTAACGGTATGGAACAAGATCATATCGCTAACGCCATTCGAGGCCGGGCGGACGAATGAACACCAATTCAATCCAGGCACAACTCGCTATTGAGTTGTCTTGGTTTATTTTGATTGTTGCAATACTTGTTGGACTTATTCTTTGGGTAACTAAAAATGACAGACTTTGATGAATTTTGGAAACTGTATCCGCGCCGCGTGGCCAAAGGCGATGCGCGTAAGGCATGGACTCAGACCCAATCTATTCGGCCACCGCTGCCAGAACTATTGGATGCTATTCGGCAGCAGATGCGCTCGGATCAATGGCGCAAGAATGATGGCCAGTTCGTGTGCTACCCAGCGACTTGGCTGCGTCAGGAGCGCTGGTCTGACGAATTAAAAGTAACCCTGCCTGGCGTGGTTGACGGCAAAGAATGGCACGAATCATGGCCCGGTATTGTGGCTAAAGGCAAAGAATTGGGCATATTTGAGTCCCAATTTGAACAGCCTTATCTGTTTAAAGTTGCCGTGCTACGCGGATCGGTTAAGGCTGCATGATTCACTATCACGGCCTACCAATAACACCGGCTACGGTTGCCAACTATGCGGTACAAGCTGGTCATGCATTTGTGTCTTTTGCGCATCCTGACCAGGTTGGCACGGCAATAGAGGTTTGCCAGTCTTTTGCATTAGACAACGGCGCGTTTAGCGCTTGGAAGTCAGATAAACCTATAAAAGATTGGACTCAATTTTACGATTGGGCCTTAAATCTTAAAAAAGTTCCATCTTGCGATTTTGCCGTTATTCCAGATGTGATTGATGGCGCCGAAGCTGACAATGATGCTTTGCTTAAAGATTGCCCATTGCCTTATTGGTTTGGCTCTCCGGTATGGCATTTGCATGAGTCTTTAGAAAGACTAGAGCAGCTGGCAAATACTTATGTACGGGTTTCTTTAGGTAGTTCTGGCGAATACGCCACAGTTGGCACCAATGCTTGGTGGTCAAGGATGGGCGCGGCTATGCGGGTAATTTGTGATGATATGGGTCGGCCAATTTGCAAATTGCATGGGCTTAGAATGCTGGACCCAGAAGTGTTTACTAAATTTCCATTTAGTTCAACAGATAGCACTAATATCGGCAGAAATGTAGGAATTGATAAACATTGGAAAAACGGCAATTACCCGCCGCCAACAAAAGAGGCCAGAGCGCAAGTAATGCGATCCAGAATAGAGGCTCACAATGCTCCTGCTACATGGAACTTTGTGCAAGTTGAACAGGAGACGCTATTTTGAACAACAAGTTGAATGCCGCGCAAAGGAAATATCTTGCAACCGTCAAAACCCTATCTTGTGGCGTTTGCGATGCTGCAGGCCCTAGTGATGCCCACCACATCGAACAAGGCCTCCAGTACATCTGTATACCGCTCTGTAAGGACTGTCATCAAGGCAGCCACAACGGTATACATGGCCGCAGGTCCATCTGGAATGTATTAAAGAAAACTGAATTAAGCGTACTCAATGACACAATCCAAAAACTCCTCCGATAGACTTAGTCTGCCCTGGCCGCCCAAGGAACTGAGCCCCAATTACTCTGGGCATTGGGCTCCGCAAGCAGCTGCCAAAAAAAAGTACCGGTTTGCGGTCCGCATCTTGGCTATGCAACACCCGCTGCCAATACCGGAGGAAGGCCCTATTTTCTTGGAAGTTGAGTTTTACCAGCCAGACAACCGGGCGCGAGATCAAGACAACATGATTGCAGCATTTAAAGCTGGTCAAGACGGTCTGGCTGATGCCTGGAAGATTAACGATAAACGCATTAATTGCACATACAAATTTAGCCAGCAAAAGGGCGGTATGGTAAAAGTAAAGGTCTTATAGGAACTGTTTATTATGAAAAAACTAAAACGCCGACCCCGGCTTGCGCAAGATATTTTGGCCTTGCTTGAGCAAAGACCCAATATGACCCAGGCAGAGATTGCCAATGAATTGCTGGCCAAACCCCATTCCATTAAAGCGATATTATGGAAATTAGTGCATCAACAAAATAAAATTGTTGCCACAAAAGGCGCAAAGGCAGATAAAATAACAGGGCCAAAGGTCATTAATATGTACTGTTTGAAGGAATTATGAAAGACATCGAAGCATTCTCGCTGGCATTACTTAATTCTGCGACTTGCGCGCATCTGCAGCATTGGCAGACCAAAAGCTATTCGCAGCATAAGGCCTTGGCAAAATACTATAACGCCGTCCCAGACCTGGTTGACCGGCTGGTAGAATCGTATATGGGTCGATATGGCCCATTAGACGAATTCGAGGAAGAATTTGAGATTGATAAAGACCCTGTGCGGTACTTTAAAGCGCTACAAAAATATGTGGATCAAAACAGAAAACACTTGCCAAAAGACTCCGAATTACAGAATACTATTGACGAAATTCTGGATTTAATTAATTCTCTGCTGTACAAACTGCAACAACTCTCCTAAAGGAAACCAAAATGAACACATTTGACTGCCCAAAAGACTGTAATGACAATCCAGGTCGCAAAGAAAAGACCAAAAATGCCGTGATGCAAGAAGGCAAAAACAAGCCAATGGGCGAAAAAATGACTATGAAGGGTCGCGATACCAAGATGGCCACAAACAATTCTGGCGAAATGTACCAGAAGTGAATTGCGGAAACTGTTTATTTTTTCAAGGTACGCAGTTTGGCCATTGCCGGCGCTACCCTGAGTCAGTAACCAAACAGGCCGGAATGTGGTGCGGTGAGCATAAAGTCGATGCAAAGCCGCTGCCGATTTGTGAGGAGTTGGCATCCATACCCGTACCGGCACCCAAAAGGCGCAAAAAAAATGATACGACCTCTGCGTGACCGAATTGTTGTAAGACCCATTGAGCGGGTCAAAAGCCAGGTGATTGAAGTCATCATGGATGAGTTACCTAATATCGGCGAGGTACTGGCCGTGGGTCCTGGCGAGATTGATAAGAAGGGCAGGCTCATTCCAAACCCCATTGAGATTGGGCAGCGCATCCGATTTGGCGGCATGGAAGATTACCTGTCTTACCCTCGCTTTGAGATTGATGGCGAGGAACTCATCGTTATGTCTTGGAAGGATGTTTGTTTCGTGGAGGCAGATAATGCCCAAAACCACTAACAAACCGATTGCGCGCACCACTACCGGTAAGGGTAAGAATTACAACCCAGCCGAAAAGGGCGCGGGACTGACCGCAAAAGGAAGGGCGGAATACAATGCAAAAAATAATGCAAACCTTAAAGCACCTGCTCCAAACCCTAAAACAAAAGCTGACGAAGGTCGTAAAAAGTCTTTTTGTGCGCGGATGAGCGGAATGCCTGGGCCAATGAAGGATGAAAAGGGTAGGCCTACCCGAAAAGCAGCATCTCTTAAAAATTGGAACTGTTAACTAAAAGGAATTAATCATGTCAAATTCAAAATCAATCGGTGTAGCTTACGAAGATCAACAAATCGTAGGCGGTTCAGTAGATAACTCCCCAATCGGGGCATCTACACCGTCAACCGTAGTAGGCACAACCGTTTATGCAAGTAGCGAAATTGGTTACACCGCATCTGCAAGCGGCGCGGTTACCCAATCTGGTGCTAAGACTGGCGGCGTAACACTAAACAATAGCATTGGCCGTATCACAATGAACGGTGCGGAACTAGCAGCCAATACCGCCGTGTCATTTACATTGACCAACTCCACAATCGGCACAAAAGACGCAATTATTGTCAATGTGTCTGGTGGCGGTACTGCAGCAGCTTACACAACTTATATCTCAAGCATGGCAGCGGGCTCCGCAGTAATTACCCTGCGTAACATGACAGGCGGCGCATTGTCTGAGGCAGTCATCATTAACTTTGCAATTGTGCATGGTGCGTAATGGCTACTAAACCCGGCCTCTACAGCAATATCCACGCAAAAAGGGAGAGGATCGAGCGCCAAAAGGCTGCTGGAAAGACTCCTGAGAAGATGCGCAGCCCAGGCACTAAGGGCGCGCCAACTGCCAAGGCCTTTAAGGAATCGGCTAAAACTGCAAAGAAAAAGTAATGCCGCTCATCAAAGACATTGGTAAAAAGGCATTCCAAAAGAATGTGAAGGCCGAGATTGCTGCAGGTAAGCCGGTCAAGCAGGCCGTGGCCATTGCGTACTCGGTTAAGCGTGAGGCTGCAACCAAAAAGAAGAAAAAATAATGGCACGGCTGTCAGACAGATTTGACCCCAATGTTGAGCGGCTATCTATTCTGCCGCGGCCAGCTAATAGTTTGCCATCTGAGGGGCGCGGGTCTGTTTTTGGTAAACCCATTAATTACAAAGATTGGGTGGCGCCACAGATGTTGGTTGACATCGTTAAAGCGATAGAAACACCATACCGAGCGCTCCAAGGCGAAGAAATTACCCCGCAAGAGGCATTAAATGTTGGTATGAATGTGGCCGGTGGTGGATTTGCAGCCAGTAGAGGGGCTCCGGCAAATGCGCTGGGTATGTTTATCGGACCTAAGTCATCTGCTTGGAATAAAGCAAATTACGAAAAAGCCGTAGAAATGGAGAAAGCTGGGGCGCGACCAGCTGACATTTGGCGCGAAACCATGACGGCCCGCGGCTTAGATCAGAAGTGGCGCCAGGAGATACCAGACACCGGCGCTGTACTGGACATGAGCAAATTGCCGTCAAGGTACGAACAAATAATGCAGCCGCAAAATGCCAGATTGACCTCTGTATTTAGGCATGATGCCTTAGAGGAGGCTTATCCAAACCTTGTAAACAATCTAAGGATTGCGAAAGAAAACCGCCAAGACATTCGCGGCTCATTTGATGAAGGTAAAAAATTAGTTACTACTGGCGGCGCAACTTATGCTGGCCAATCCTTGGATGACCAAGCCAATGCAGCCAGGTCAACTTTGCTGCATGAAATCCAACACGCCATTCAAAAGACCGAAAACTTTGGGCGCGGCGGTAGTCCAGAATCTGCAAAACTGATTGCTAATGCCCAGATTAAGTCTGAATTAGCGCCATTGGCCACCCCGTTTGCTATTAACCGTAAATATTGGGATGAGTACGGCGCAGCTGCCAGATCAGAATATATGATTCGGCTTGGTGATATTGCGACCCGAGACAACATTAAACCAAGGATTATTTACAATCTATCCGATTGGTATAAGTACGGCAACGATTACCGCCGCGAGGCTGGCCCACAACCTAAAAAGCCAGGCGCAGCCAGAGACGAATGGTTTAGGGGCGCGGCACAATACATTCAAGACCGTAGCATTTCATCTGAGGCAAAGTATCAAAACCTGCCTTACGACAACCTGCGGGATGCTAAAAACGCCCAGAAACGGGCTATGACGCAGATCAAAAAGACCGATGAGGCTGCGCGTAAGTTCCGAGAACTAGGGGAAAAGAAAAAAACATTTGAAAATATGTCAGATGTTGAGGCTTACAAGCGCTTGGCTGGTGAGGCCGAGTCAAGACTAACTCAGACCAGAGAAAAGCTGTCTATGGAGGAGCGAAGGGCTAATTACCCATTTGCGGAACAGTACGAGAGAACCATGTATGAAAACGGGAGACCAGGTAAGCCAGAGCGCTTTAACCAATATGGTCTTGATGTCCCCCGTGATGAGACCGTTTCATATACCCAATTCGGCGATATATTTGGTGACCCATTAATGCAGTTTATTGGTAAGAAACCAACCCAAGACCCATTAGAAATGTTCATTGGACTTCCAAAGAGTCGATAACCTGACCGGTCTTGGCCATGATAAGGTCCATCGTGCGATTAAGCACCGCCAGCCGCTGCTCACCAGTAAGCATTTCAAACTCTGCAGTAAAGCCAATACTTTGGTCTTTTGACAAATAAAGATACAAATCTGTATAAGCAGGCACATTATCAGTAATGGTCACCAACCCAGCAAAAGGAATGGGCTCTACATTAAAGGTCAATGATCCGTCCTTTTCGGCCAATATCCTGTCCTCTGTCGTAAAAGTAGTCATTTTTTGGCCTTTCTAGCTGCTATTTCGCGTTGAAGGATATGCCAAAACTGCGATTTAATGATTTTCATGTCCCAAACCTCGCTCCAGACTGCTTTCTGTTGATAAGAGTAAAGTTTTCTGCGGGATAACGCATCGTGCGGACCCCAACAGAAGTATTCCAAATAACCACAACGGTTTCATCTTCCACATAAAAGCAGCCCTCACTACTATGGCCAGAGGTGGTGTAGTTGTAGGCTCGGTTTAGTTTGTTGTAAACCTTACCGTCTACCTTACATACATCGTCCGTCAATACTATTTTGCCTCCGCCCTCATTGGGCATGGTGGCTATAGACGCAGCCGAGGCTAACATCGGTACAAACAGTAAACAACCGAACCATCTACGCATCGCCCTCTCCCTTTGTTTGATATTTACGCCTACTCTTGCGATTAGAACAAGTAACACATTGCCACCGGTTTACTTTCTTACCCTCAGTCATTGCGCCAAGTGCTGCAGACTGCATAGACTGACAACTGCCACAGAACCGCTTACCAGTTAAACCAATCTCAGCCGCTCTAGCCAACTTTACAATTTCATTACCGGACATCTCTTACCTTTCAATAAACAGTTTACCAAATAACATTAACACAAACAAGAAGAAACGATTTATTATTATGCTACTGGAACTTATTGATTGAGTTAATCACTATGGCCGCACCAATAGGAAATACTAATGCCGTCAAAGGCAAAATGTTTTACGACAGACTCCGCAAGGCGCTGACGCAAGAACCGCATCGACTTGAGAAAATTGTGGGTCAACTGATCACACAAGCAGAGATGGGCGAGGCCTGGGCAGTCAAAGAGATTATTGACCGGCTCGATGGTAAAGCTGTTCAGACCAACCAGGTCGAGAACTCCGATGGAACTCCGCTGCTGTCTGGTATTCAAGTCATGTTTGTAAAACCGCAAGATGCTTGAAACAGCAGTAGCTAACGCCGAATTCCCTGTAAAACTGGCTTTTCTGTTTGAGCCCAAACGATATAAGATTTTGTACGGTGGGCGCGGAGGCGCTAAGTCTTGGGGAGTTGCCAGAGCATTATTGATCAAGGCAGCCAAAGACCCCATCCGCATTCTTTGCGCCCGAGAGTTTCAAGTCTCGATCAAAGATTCTGTACATAAGCTGCTGACAGACCAGATTGACAGTCTTGGCCTGCAATCCTTTTACGATGTCACCCAGACCAGCATCAAGGGTAAAAATGGGTCTGAATTCTTCTTTATTGGCCTAAAAAACAACATTACCAATGTAAAGTCATTTGAGGGAGTCAATATCTGTTGGGTCGAGGAGGCGCAGACAGTTTCTAAATCTAGCTGGAATGTCTTAATCCCAACCATCCGTGCGGACAACTCCGAGATATGGATTACCTTTAATCCAGAATTAGAGACCGATGACACCTACCAGCGCTTTGTACTGGCGCCGCCTACCAACGCAATAGTCCAAAAGATTACCTGGCGCGATAACCCTTGGTTTCCTATGACCTTGCGGGAGGAGAAGGATAACCTACAGATGCGGGACACCGAGGCCTACAACACCGTTTGGGAAGGCATTTGCCGTAAGACCGTTGATGGAGCGGTATTTGCCAATGAGATAACCCGCGCTGACTTAGAGGAGCGCATTACCCGCGTTCCATACGACCCAATTAAACCCGTCCACGCGGTTTTTGACCTTGGCTGGTCGGATAATACGGCCATTTGGTTCGTCCAATTTATAGGCTTTGAGATCAGATTGGTCCGATACATGGAGGATAGTCAAAAGACCATGTCTTATTACATGGCCGAGATGCAGAAGTACGGCTATCACTATGACACCATCTGGCTGCCGCATGATGCTGAGAATTCAACTTTGGCAGCTGCCGGGCGCTCGATTGCCGACATTGTCAGAGCAGCCGGATATAAGGTGCAGATTGTGCCTAGAACCCCAACTGCGGACTCAATCAATGCGGCCAGAACAATATTCAATAAGTGTTATTTTGATAGAGAAAATTGCCATCAAGGATTACAATGTTTAAGACATTACCGATATGATGTGGACCCAGATACCAAGCAATTCAGTAAAACGCCGCTGCACGACATTTATTCCCACGGCGCAGATGCGTTTAAATATCTTGGATTAGTGGTAAATGAGCCCCGTAAATCGGTAGCAAAACAAGCCGTGCGACAGCCGGCTGGATCATGGATGGGATGATTATGGCAAACGACCAGCGTATACAAGACGCACAAAAATTCTTGAGATTCGCCAATGATGCGGACTCTTACAATCGCCAGGATGCCCTGGATGACCTAAAGTTCTCATCTGGAGACCAATGGCCAGTTGAGGTGCAGAACTCCCGCAACTTAGAGGCTAGACCCTGCCTGACTATCAATAAGCTAGATGGCTTTATCCGCCAAGTCTGTAATCAGCAGCGCCAGGCGCGCCCCCGCATGAAAGCGCATTCGATGAACTCGGCTGCCAACGCAAAGGTAGCGGACATCCTGACTGGCATTTTTAAGCATATTGAGGTCAATTCGGACGCAGATACCGCCTACGATACGGCTTTTGAGTTTGCCGTGCGCATGGGCTGGGGTTACTGGCGGGTCATTACCGATTACACGCGCCCAGACTCGTTTGACCAAGAAATCTACATTAAGCCGATTGCGAACCCATTTACCGTTTACTTTGACCCTAACAGTCAGATGCCAGACGGCTCGGATGCCGAGTCATGCCTGATTACTGAGGTGATGAGCAAAAAGGACTTTAAGGCTCAATACCCTAACGCAGATGATGGCGGCAACTTTAATATGCGCGGTACAGGCGATGCAGATGCTGACTGGATTATGAAGGATGACATCCGGATAGCTGAATGGTGGTACACCGAGCGCAAAAAGACCAAGCTGCTTATGCTTTCCGATGGTACGCAAGTCTATAAAGATGAGGCCCCCAGCGCAGAAATGATGATGGCAGCCGGCATTGAGGTGGTGGCCGAGCGCGAAACGATGCGCAAAACCATTAAATGGGCTAAGTTGACCGGCATGGAAATCCTCGAGGAATCGACTTGGCCAGGTAAATATATTCCTATCGTGCCGGTTTATGGCCAGCAGCTGGTGGTTGACGATAAGCGCAAGAAGTACGGCATTGTGCGCATGGCTAAAGACCCGCAGCGGATGTACAACTACTGGCGTACCGCTCTGACTGAGTCTGTGGCTCTCGCGCCCAAGGCCAAATGGCTATTGGCAGAAGGCCAAGATGAGGGCCATGAGAATGAATGGAACTTGGCTAATATCAAGGCCACGCCTGTATTGCGTTACAAGCAAAAAGACATTGAAGGCCAGCCCGCGCCCGTACCAACTCGGCTGCAGCCAGAGCCACCAGCTGCCGGAATTGTGGAGGCCACAAGCGCTATCAATAATGACCTGCAGACCGTGGTGGGGATATTTGACCCAAATATGCTGGCTCAAGGCAATATGTCTGGTAAGGCAATCCGCGGCCAGCAGATGCAGATTGATATGTCGAACTTCCATTATTACGACAATCTGACCCGCTCCCTTAAGCAAACTGGGCGCGTAATCCTAGACCTAATCCCCAAGATTTACGACAAAGAGCGCGTAATGCGGATTATTGGTTACGATAACCAGCCCGAAATGGTAACGATTAACCAGCGCGCTGTAGATGAAAGCGGTGCCGAGAAGATTCTGAATGATGTAACCGTGGGCGAATACGATGTTTACATGGACACCGGCCCTGGCTATCAATCCAAGCGCCAAGAGGCAGTCGAGTCCATGATTCCGCTATTGCAGGCCAACCCAGAATTGTTCCAGGCTGCCGGAGACTTAGTGTTCCGCAACATGGACTTTCCGGGCGCGGATGTGATTGCTGACCGCCTGGCAGCCATGAACCCAATGTCCCAAATTGATGAGAAATCGGATATTCCGCCACAGGTCCAGATGCAGCTAATGGCCAGCCAGAAGATGGTTGCCGATATGCAGCAGCAGATTGCGGCCTTGACCATGAACCTGCAGCACCAGACCGATGTGCAGAAGATGAAAGAGGAAGGCGCAACCAAACGCAAGTTGATGGATGTTACCTCTAGGGCGTACAACACCGAGACCATCAATGAGGCCAAAGTCAATCAGACTAACCTCAAGGCGATTACCGACCAAAATAAAACTGAGTTAGACGCTATTACCAAACTGTTATTAAAAGGCATGGACACTCGCGCCCTGCAGCAAGAAATGACCCGCAGGGATATGGAGCAAGACATGGTGGCCTCGTTTGCTGAGAGCGAAGTCAATATGAATGACTCGCCATTCTTGCAGCAAGAAATGCAGATTGCCCAGCAGCCAATGACTAACCCCCAGATGGATGACCAGATGATGGCGCAGTTTGCAGCGCAAGAAATGCAGCCGCAGCCAATTGAGCAGCCGGCCATTCCTGGCGTACCGATGGGACCTCGTTGACAACTATCGAAAAACAGTTTCTAATAGATTTAACCTACCGATGGGTTCATCGGGTTTATTCTTGGAGTTAATCCATGTCTG